ATTCCCGTAAGCTCCTTGAAAGTAATCTGGATCAATATAATAAGGACCATCTAGAACAATGTCTCTCACTCTAGATGTGCCATCATCTTTCATAAACTCAGGATGGTATTGAAGAATACCAGAGTCCTGAATTATAATATCAACATTTGCTCCAGTTAAATTGTAGGATATATTGGTACTGATTGGTTGTGGATTACCACTCACTGGTGGTGGCCAAAGAACTCCATTAGTTAGAATGCCAACCCTTGGCATTGCCCAGTTAGTTCTATTGAGTTCTCCAACAGTGGACACCCCTGGTGGAGGATAACTTCCAAGATCTCTGTATACTTTAACATCAGATGGCCATCTATCAGTTTGATCTAGAAATGGTTTGGGATAACTATCTGAATAGCAGGTTGGACATAACTCTACCCATGCTATCTTTTCATGTGACTTGAGTTCTTCTGCCTCGTGATCTTCCAGATCAAAAGTTCCTCTAGTTGGACTGTGTAACTTTTCATCTGTACAAGTTACTTCTCTGTCTGGAATACATGGACATGAAGAAACTCCACACAGAACATCATGGATCTCTTGCCAGTCTTCTGGATTGTGAACACTAATTGTATACTTCATTTCAGAGCAATGTAGATCTAGAGAATCTAAATGTGGTAAGTCCTGTAATTCCTGCTTCTGGGGTGGCTCTTAATTGTAAGTCTCCAGAGTTAATGGTGACTCCAAGACCAGCAATTGTATTTTGATTTGTCATGATAGCATATGGTTGGAAGGAAACACTTCCTCCACCAAGATTCAATATCATGATTTTTTGTGCTTGAGTATTATTTTGATTCTGTAAATGAATAGTATACTCAGCAAGTTGGAAATCAGTATCTGTCAATGTATATGAATCAAGAACAGTTGCCACACCTACAGCAGCAGTGAAAGTTCCGATTCCACCTTGGAGTCCAAAGGACTGTCCAAGTTGCAACTGACTTTGTGGAGCAGTCGTAGCAATACCAACGTTGGAAATGGTGTTAATACCGACTCCAGTTTGTTCCCACAGTCCAGCGGCACCACCTCCACCGCCTCCTCCTCCACCACCAGAGGATGCTACGTTGACAAGACTTACAAATGATACGTTTGGTTCAGATGCTTTTACAATAATTGATTGATCTTGACCAACATACAAATCTTGAATTGTGTAGTTACCACCTGGACCTATGAGGCTACCATAGGTGATCCATCCTTCATCCAAATTACCAACAGTATCTGCTACTCCAACAAATATTCTTGAGTTAGCATGACCATTATTGTTAACACCAAGAGTGTAAACTACATCTGCTCCTGGTGTAGACAGAGTTACATTGTTTCCTTTGGTAGAATCACTGGTAGTAAATGTATCACTGGCACCATATCCAGTCGAACCTCCACCACCAACTCCAATGACAAGGAAAGAAACATCTGCTATAGATGATTGTACAAATATAGATTCTCCTTGATCAATGTACAGTTTATCTTCCTCTATTGTTTCAAGAGCTTGAATATGATTTCTTCTATTGACATAGTTGACGTAGGTGGGAGGAGGAAAATCCTCTACGAGGATGGTTCCAAGCATATTGCTGTGAACTGAACACTGATAGTAGAAAGTTCCAGCAGCAGTAGGAGTCCAGCTAACAGTGGCAGTTCCCTCTCCAGTTGCTCCATCAACACTTGATCCGCCAGGAGATACTCTGAGATACATGGGGTGAGATTCCCATGTAGCAGTATTATCAAAAGTTAAAGTATCTCCTACGTAGATAGTAACGGTACGGTTATATCCCATAACCATACCATTTCTATCAAATCCATCTAAAGTATAGTTTCCAGCTAATTCAAAAGTTGTAGTTATCTCATGCGTAGTTACACCATAGCTGGTGGTAACACCAATAGAATATCTAGCATCAACGTTGTTCTTATTATTTACATAAACTGTTACAGTTTCGGATCCAGATGAAGCAGTAAAAATCCCTACTGGATTTGGATTGACTGTAACTAATGACCCCAGTTTACCAAACGTCACTATATTACCTAAGATACCGTCTAGATATTTATGTGTTATAATGAGTGAAAGAACAGATAAGATGATTATCCTGACTGGTCACCAAGGATTTATTGGTACACATTTTAAGAGAAAATTGTGGGAGAAATCTGTCTATCTGGTAGAGCAAGATACCTGTTATAAATTCCTCAAACATTTTGATAACTGGGATAGAGTAACCCAGATCATTCATCTTGGTGCCATCTCATCTACGACTGAGACTAACTTGAATAGGATTCATAACTTCAACATCAAGTTTAGCACGAAACTATTCAAGAAAGCAATCAAGCATCAGATTCCTGTGAAGTATGCCTCATCAGCATCTGTCTATGGAAACTCACAAGATCGTAGTATCAATCCATTGAATTACTATGCCATGTCTAAGGCAACTATAGATTACTGGGTGCAAGATCACATGGATGAATTCAAAAGTATTCAAGGATTCCGATTCTTCAATGTGTATGGTAGGTATGAAGATCACAAAGGTAATCAAGCAAGTCCCGTCTCTAAGTTCACTAAAGAAGCAAGAGAGACAGGTCAGATCAGTTTGTTTGAGGGATCAGATAAGATGTACCGTGACTTTGTATGTGTTAACGATGTGTTCAATCTTACAATGACTCCCGACTTGGATAGTGGCATTTACGATATTGGTACAGGATCACCCGTAAGTTTCCAAGATGTTGCTGAAATGGTTGCAGAAAAAGAAGGTGCTGAGATTAACTATGTGTCATTCCCAGAGCACCTAGAAGGAAAGTATCAATATTTTACTAAAGCAGATATGAGGTGGGTCAAAAAATATCAGTACATTACGATTCCAGACTATCTCCAGCTATGATCCTGTAGCTGTCTTCATCAAAGTGCTGAGTTGAGAATTCAAACAACTCAGTATCTTTCATCGCCTTCATGCGATGCCTCATACCAGCAGGCACATGAAACTTATCACCCTCTGTGAGAATACGGATATCAGCAATCTCTAGATTGTCATCCCATGAGAATGACAATTCAATAACACCACTCTGAACATAGAAGACTTCATCCTTGAGTTGATGATAATGCCATGAACATTTCTTACCTTGAACCATGTGGAGAATCTTTCCACAGTATCTGTCACAATTGACAATCCACTTTTCATATCCCCATCCTTTGGGAACAAACTTGATTGGTTCAGCAGCCCTAGGTGTTGTCATCGTACAGCAAATTCAAGACTTTTTAAATATTTAACATCATGTTCTTGAAGTACATATGTTCCTGGTTGTTGTACAGCAATAGCAGATGCTTTGTTAGCAAAGAAAATTGACTTTTCTATGTCTTTGGTACGTAGATAATGAAAAGTCAAAGCAGAGAGGAACGTATCACCTGCTCCACAAACATCAAAGACATTTACTTTCTCTGTTGGATACAACTCATCCTTATACATTGCACCCTTTTCTCCAAGAGTTACTATAGCATTATCAACTTTCACTCTAAGTTGTTGATACTCTTTCCAATTGATTTTGATGAAACACTCTTCTCTATCAGGAAGAACATGCTTCTTACTATCAATGAATATTGGACAGGTATATGTCTCAGTAATCTGAAGGATCTTATCGAAGGTCAAGAACCCTTTATCATAATCTGAAATGACAACGGCATCAAAATCTTGTGGTGGAAGAACATCCAAGTAGGGTCGAACTCTTCGTTCAACATCCACTCTCAATAGATGTTGATTATATCTCTCTTCAATATATCTGGTCTTAACAATTTTTTCTTCATTGGTACAATGTATGACACCTATATCAAATGCCTTGAGGTTTTCACATACATTAGCAGACATTCCCCTCTTCTTTTCCATCCGATCATAACTTAAGATCGGTGCTGCTGATTCTGGATTCAGTCTGTTTACTTTGCCGTAGATGTATTGATCTTCACAGGTCTCCCCGAGAAGTAATACGTTCAATGATTTCCGTTGATGAGTATTCTTCAATTCTGTCGAAGAATTTAACAGATCCAGCATGTTCACCACCAATAACTTTCTTGCCTTTCCAATCAGACCCTACTACCATTATAGCAGGTTTGATCATCTCTACCAATTTTGTTAACTCTTCAGCAGAATCAAAGATAAACACCTGGTCTACTGGTTTAAGATGCTCCAGCATATATTTTCTTTCTTTATCCGTATAGACAGGACGAGAGGGTCCTTTCATTTTAGAAACCCTCTCATCCGAATCAATAGCTACGATCAAAACATCACCTTGATCTTTAGCATATTTGAACAACTCAACATGTCCACGATGAAGCACGTCGAATGTTCCATTAACAAATACGTATTTCATTTTTTTAGTCATTAGAGACTTTTACTAGTTTACTGATCTCTGGGAGATACATGTATTCTATCTTGCTCTTCTTGAGAGTGTCAACAGCATCCTCAATTGTTTCTACCAGTGGGTCACCACCAAGATTGAAACTAGTGTTGAACAAGATAGGAACACCACTGAGTTTTTCAAAGGCATCGATGAGATCATAGTAGTGTTGATTCTCATCTCTTGTCACGGTTTGAATACGGCAAGTATTGTCAACGTGAATAACAGAAGGAATCTTTTCCTCCACCCCTTCATTACACTCAACAGCATACATCATGTGAGGACTCTTCTTACGACCTTGAAGATTGAACCAATCATGAACTGCTTCTTCTTTGATCGAACATGCAAATGGTCTAAAGAACTCACGTCTCTTGACACCATTGACAATATCCTTTCCATCTTTAATGGTAGGATCGAACAGAATAGAACGATTACCCAGAGCACGGGGACCCCCCTCAGAACGACCCTGGAAGATGGTTACAATGTTTCCGTCACGGATTAGTTGGGCAACCTCTTCAACGGTTGTCTCAGAGGTTTCTAGACCCTCCAGAGCATCTTCATAGGTAGCAGGATCATACTGTGGTCCATAGTAAATTGATTCCTGTACAGGATAAGGACCTTGCTGCTCATGGAGTCTAGCATAAAGCATCTTGACAGCACCAATAGATGTTCCACCATCATGTGAAATAGGTTCACAATGGAATTTCACATCAGGAAATTCTTTCCAGAACTTATTATTGGCAACACAGTTCAGACCATATCCACCACAAATGATGATGTTTTTCTCACCAGTAATTTCAATAGCCTTTTTGATCTTGTCAATCATATACTTCTCAGACTCTCTCTGAATAGCATATGCCAAATCTTTCTGAACCTGACTGTACTTACCATCTTTCAATTCAGATCTAGAGATCATGTCATCACAGAAAATTTGAGCAGAGCAGATATTAACTTTGCTGTCATTGGGATACCCTGGCAAGAACATTTCTCTGCTGACCCAACCCTTGGTTGTCAGAAGTGGTGGAATATCTTTGTTCTCCTTACCATATGGGGACAATCCCATAGTTTTACCAGCATCAATAGAACTGAAACCACAATACTCAGTCACAGCCTCATATGCTTTTGTGATACCAGGATGTTCTGTATAGATCTCTTCACCCCTCAACCCAATATCAATGATACCAATGGGAGATTTAGTTCCAATATGTTTCCATACAGTTTCAAATTTCAGTGGCCAAGTTGCTTTGAAGATGGTTTCAAATTCATATCCAACATCATCAAAATATTCTGTACGTAGGAAACTACCAGCACCATCAGCAATGACACAAGCAGCAGATTCAAACCCAGAGTTTAAGAACCCACAGGCAGCATGCAGTTCGTGGTGAATAGTATCAATGAAGTGTACCTCAGGAAGATTCTTATTCTTAAAGACCTTCTGAATCAAACCCACATAAAGATCTTCTCCAGTCCAATCAGTCCTAGGACCACCTCTATGTGTATGACATATAAGCAGGTGATCAATATGATCCACATACTTACAGACTTCTAACAGTCCTGCCAGAGGACATCCATCATACTTCTTTCTAG